CTTCCTCTTCGACTTTGTTTACTTCCTCGGCTATGTTTCTCTTGCCGTACTGTTGCCGAATCCGCTCGGTGAAACTATTCAGTTCATCAAACGGAAGTATGCTCGGCATCGTTATTCCTCTACAAAATCTATCAATCCAAGGTCATAGAGTTTATCGGCACGGTGAAGTGGAACTTCCCACTCTTCCCCGTAGTTCATCTCCCGCTTAAACTCAATGTCCCAATAGACCTTCTTGCATTTAATCTTTACGGGTTTGTTTGGGTCTTCGTAATCCTCGCACGTTCCCGGGACGAGGAGATCAGCCCAAGAGTCCTCTGGTGCGGCGTACTTGAACTTCTTCAAGCCCTTGTAAATCTGTGCTATCGGCAAGTTCTCCATGTTCATAGGAAGAACCCAACCGTTCTTGCCGTTCTCTACGCCTATTTCGTGGATCACTTTGAAGTCCGTCACGATAACTGGAGTGCCAACCGAAAGGGCTTCCACCACGGAGTAGCAGTACCCTTCGGCGTTGCTCAGTTGCACGTAGTAGTCGGCGTTCGCAATGTAATCAATGACATTCAGCTTGGGTTTCATCATGATTACGTTAGGATTCTTGCTCGGTCTTGGCACATCGGTGAAGACCGTCCAAAGGTACGGGATGTTCGCCACATCAAGCGCATCCGCAAGCGCAATCATTCGGTTCAGCCCCTTGTCCGGGGTGAGTCTGGTTGCGCTGACAAGGTTCAAAACCTTGCGAGGTTTCACTGGGACGAACGGGTTGTACGAAACAATACTGTCTTCCCCTCTTCCCTTCTGGTACGCATCACGAACGGTTTCGGACACAGAGATGTATTTCTGTACCTTGTAGTGGTACTGCGGGTATACGCCCAAACTCACGTAATCCCCATGCAACATCTGATAGTATTCGTCCGCTTCGATGTCATCCATGATGTCGGTATTGAAACAGACAAACGCCCGTTTGCACCGAATCTTCATTCCCTCACGGAAACGCCTTACACGGATGAACTGCGACAGCCGCTCAATCTGGGCGGGATCCCCGCTCCGATAGAACAGCGTGATATCAAAATCCTTCCCGTACTTCTTACCTAAGTTCCAGAAGAAGGTTTCGATACCGCCGATGCTGTTCAGCGTGTTGAAATAGAATACGTTAATGAACATCTCTAAAGCCCTTTGGACAGCAGATCGTAGATACTACCTTCACGGGGGTGGTTGTAGTGGTACGCCGCAATGCGTGTGTACTTGCACGTTGGGTTTCGTGCGAGGAGTTCTTCGTTGTAGAACCAATCCCCGGCGTTGCGCTCGTCTTCCTTGAACCGTATGCCCTCTGCAAACGCTCGGCGAACGAACTTCGTGGTTGGTGCGCAGAACCCCCGCCTGTTGCCCTCGACCAGTGCGAACCGCATTCCGCTGTTGATGATGAGGTCGATGTACACGCAATCAGTGCCGTCCAGTTGGTCGATTGCGGCGTTGTACGCATCCGTGTACAAGTAATCGTCACCGTCAAGGAAGTGAATGTACTCCCCGGTAGCGGCTTCCAACAGGCGGTTTGCGTTGTAGAAGCAACCGTGGTTCACATCATCGTGTAGAACCCGCAGGTTCAACTCCGGGTGCGCTTCCTTGTATGTTTGCAGTTTTGCAAAAGTGCCATCAGTTGAAGCATCGTCCCGTGCGATAATTTCAAGGCAATCACGCCTTGGCACACTATCTAACAGTTTGTCAACGTACTGCTCTTCATTGAAAAAAGCAGACAGGATTGACAACTTAAGCATTACACCGAACCGCCCGTCTCGTTTTCTCCGTTATCGCTGTCTTTCTCTACAATCTCCGCTTCGCCTTGACCGCCATCGGTCTGCTCCGCTTCGACTACCTTATCCGGGTCACCCCAGATCATCTCTATATACTTCTCGCTCATCTTCATATCCTTGACGGGATCAGAAGAGATGCCAGACTTTTCAGCCGCAAGTTCTGGATGGAATCCCGCCGCCATGAGGGTCTGGAACGCCTGTGCTTTGCTCTGCACGTTTGAGGTTTCTCCATGCGGGAAGTTCAACTCAAAGTCATTGACATCAATGTCGAGCAGTTTATTGCGCCGCAGAATCTCAAGAATAATGCGGTCAAACTGGCGGTTGCTCTCTCGGAACAAGTCTTCCGTGTTTCTCGCACTGCAATCCGCTTGATACCAACCAAGGGATGCAAGCTGTGCCGCCCCGGTGGTGTCATAGTTTCGCCCGTCAGAGCGGTTAGGCATGGCGCAGATGTGGAAGACCTCTTCACGCAAACTGTCCATGAGGACTTTCGTCTGGGTCTGGTCGAGTTGCTCGGTAAGTACCTTGAAGTCCGCTTTGTTTTCGCCGATGCTCCGCAATGAAATCATTCCCGCTTTGCGGATGTCGGTAATCGTGGTGTCTTCCGGGAACTCGCAGTTAACCGCAATCGCAAGACTCTGAATAAACTGCTCCACGCCATCGCAAGCGTTGGATGCGAGGTTGGAGAGTTCGTCCAAGAGCGGGATCGCCAACTCAAACGCCGAAGTGTTGACGGAGTTGTAGCGGTACTCGATAATTGGAATCTCGCCAAGCACGTTTGGCTCAGTGTTGTCGAGCGTTGCCGCAGTGGTCATGTAGTCATGGTTGTTCTCATAGGTCATCATCTTCCCTGTTTGAACACCAGACAGATGGAACACGTAGTCTTTCGTGAATACATCGAACTTCGCCACGCCGTCAGACACAACGTAGTTCACACCCATGACGGGTTCGTTGCCGGGTTTCAGCGAGTACACCACGAATGCGGAACGTGGGTCGAGCGCATACGCCTTGAACGGGCGTTCCGATTTGTCAGCACCCTTGTTTGGCTCGACAAAGATTACGCCCTTGCCAACCCGGTGAAACCAATCTGCCGCCTTGTTGTCCGCTTCAGCCTTGCCAGAGCGGTACAGAAACTCGTTCAGTTTCTTGACCTTCGTCTGTACGCCCTTGCGCCTTGCCGTATACACGCACGGTTTCTGGAGCAGATACCCGTCCTTGAAATCAACGATCTCGGCGGCGGTATTTACTTGCACGATGTTCAGAATGTCCTCACGAACTTCTTTCGTGCGGTGCAGAATCGGTTGCACACCTCTGGTGTACCAATACAGAAACTCCTCTTGGAGCATATTCTTGATGTGGTATACCAGTGCGGAGTTCAGTTCTTCCTTTACGTTATCCTCGGTGATCTCGTCAAAGGTCGAATAGATATCCAACCGTCCGAACATATCGTTTCTGACTACAGGGGAGTGGTTAAATTCTTCGGTTGCCATGTTCCACCCTCTCTAAAATAAAAAAAACAAGGCTAATCTAAAGTTGCCTTTAGAATTAGCCCCGTTTGGCTCTTCCCATAGCCCGTTTGCTATGAGGTTTACTGTTCTTTGTAAACTAATCTGCGACCGTTCTCAAGCACTACCCACTTGCCACGCTCTTTTCGGAGAATGACTTCCTTGCCACAGGCGATAACCGCTTCAGCCGCTTCCGTGACTTCTTTCGGAATCTTAGTTGTAGGTTCGCTCATATGGTTGCTCTCATCTCCTTGTGTGTGCCGCTTAAGTGGATTATCGGAGTATCGAGACAGGGCGGTTTGAACGCACCCACATCTCCGTATCCCCCGTAGTTGAGTTTTGCGCTTGTGTTTACGTACAGGCGAGTCCCGTAGGTGATCGAGGAGTTCGCCATGTTAGGTCTTGCAAACCCGTCTTTCAGCAAGGCGGGAAGGTGCGTGTGACCGCACACGTAAATGTCGGCATCAACGATGGTCGAAAGGTCAACCAAGCGTTGTATCTTGCCGCCCTCTTTCCGACCGCCACCGTTCCCGTGACTCACGTACATTGTGTACGCCGCTTTCCTACGGTGCGAGTTTTGCTTCCCGTCCATCTCGCCGAAGCGTATGAACAGGAGTGCGGTAGTCGCTGAGTATCTGTCTGCGATCCCAAGCTGATTGCACATCAGTTGGGTCATGTCAATGCCGTTTGTGCGGTAGTGCCGCATTTCATGGTTTCCTGGAACTACGCACAGAATCTTGTGCGCAATCGGTTTGAATAACTCCACGCATACTTGGAGTTCTTCCATCGGACTTAGTAGCGCACCGTAGGTGTCACCCACCGATGATGCTATTGCACAATCCATCAAATCGCCATTAAGTATGCAGTAGGCGTTGTCATGTTGCGACAGATATAAAATGTCACTTTGGATTCGCCCGTGGTCAGAGTTTGGATCAGCCCAATGGTAATCTGCCACGGGCATTATCTCAATCTCTTTCAGTTCCTCGGAAAGATCAATCTTGATAGCTTTCATTCAATCTCTAATCGTGCGGACACTACCCCCGCCCTCTGGTTGCTAGGCAAGTGTCTCACCCGCCTGTGTCCGACTCATCCCTCTTGCGTTTCTTAAAACCCGCAAGTCTGTTCTGGCAGAGGATCGTGGTACTGCCCCACGCCATTCTGGTTCAAAGCCAGATGCGCTACTTCTACGCTAATCCCCTATTTGGTTGCAGAGGTAGGTACTGCCCCTACGGAGTCTTGGTTATGAGCCAAGATTGAAGACTTCTTCTCTCTGCCACGGTGGACGGATGCAGAATCGAACTGCAAGCTAAGACCCATCCCGCCCATATTGGCGGTTGTAAACAATAGGTAGCCATATAGACCGCCCATTTCAAACTGACCCACCTCAGTTTAATAGTAATCGGCGGGTGAAAGGAAGGAAGCCCCGCCAGTTCAATAAATTATACTTCTAAAATTGTAACCATTCAATGCGAAAAAACACACATTATGTATACTAAACTGTTGATTTTAAAACTAAAACCGCCTTTTAACAAGCGTTGCGATGTTCGTGCGGTCGGACATTTGCCAATCCACAAACATTGCGAGTGCATCCGGGACATCATCGTTCTTGTTCTTGCCCATCATCGAGTACGTGGTGAGTTGGGTCATCGCTTCACGGTACTCTCTGTCCTTGGCGTAATAACTCTCGTCCTTGAACAGAACGTGTTCCTTAACCAGTGCGCTGTTAACTTGAATGCGTGTCTCTTTTGAACTCTGAGTCCACTTCGTTTGGATGCTCGTTAACCCGCCAAGTTCTTTAACACGTTTCTCAACGGTTTGCGCAAACATCGTGCCGCCACGGTTCGACTCTATGCGGCACTGCTTTACGTTGCGGTCTACTAAGAGTTTTGCGACTCGCTCTTGAACCACTTCCACCTTGCCATTGTCGCATATGAGCGTGTCCAAGTAGTAATCACTGCCGTATTGATAGAAAACGGGGCATACGCAGTAGTCTGATCCTTGCTCTTTCGTGTCGCAGATTGCGAGGATCGCATCCGGGTCTTTATCCGGGAGATCAAAGTACCGCCGCAGTTCGCTTGCTTCGTACAGAACACCTTCTCTTTCAATCGGTTCTTGCTGATAGATAGCGAGGAAGCTTGGGGAATCCATCATGTCTCGGATTTTCAAGAGGTCTTTCGTGGTGTACCCAAGCCCGTAGGGGTAGTCAAAGCGGCTTTCCTCGTTCTCGTCCAGTACGGGTTCTCGGATGAACAGTGCGCCGGGGTCATCGTGGTAGTATTCCTCAAGTCTCCCTATAGGGTCAACCAGACTCCACCGTGTGCCGATGACCAAACGCTTAACTCTATCCCCTATCGCTCGTTGAAAGAAATCTGTATAGACAGTTTGCCACAGTTTGTCTAACTGGTCACGGTTAAGCGCAACCTCTATGCCCGGAACAGGGTCATCCAGATACAACCAGTTGGATGCACGGACTCGACCAGAAAGCTGTGAACCAAGAGAACCGCCACACTGCAATGTCTTGAACCTCATGTCATCAGACTTATTATAGCCGATACCGATCATAAGGTTCTTTGCGTTCGTATTGATTACGCCAAGCCCCGGAAACACATCACCCCAACAATACTCGCCCTGTGGGTCAAAGATACGGAGCATTTCCCCGTACACACCTTCAAGGAATGAGTTGTTGTGCGAACCTACCAGATTCCCAAGGAACGGGTTTCGCCCACTCGTCCACGCAAGTCCAAACTCCGCAAGCGTGGTCTTACCAACGCCGGGTGCGAGGGAGATTCCAAGCGTGTGCAGTTTTCCATCCTCAAGGTCTTGTATTCCCCTTGCGCTCTTGAGTAACTGCTTTCGCCGTGGCAAGTAGAACTGCTTGCTGACATCCCTCTTCTTTTCAATGTAAATGCAGAACGAATCAAAGAAGTGCGGCGCATCGAAGAGGTGGGTCTTGTAGTACAAGTCGAGCATCCTGTCCGCATCCACGCCGTCACGGGTCATGGCGTTCGCACTCTGGCGCACCCGCTTGTTCATTTCGTGTGCCTGTGCAAAGTTCGCATCGTCATACACGATACTGCCGTAGTCCCGTCTCCCACGCCCTTCGATCTTTACAGAGTCAACCCGTTCCAATTCCCGGCAGAGGTCAAACGCATCCTCTAAGGCGTAAGGATCGTCACG